GGGGGGGGGGGGGGGGGGGGGGGGGGTGTGGAGGTTTGTCTGGTTGTGGGGTGCCGGCAAATAATAGCGTTGCCGGCAAATAATACGGTTGCCGGTTGTGGGCAAAAAAATACCCCACCTAACCGTTGCCGGTTGGGTGGGGTGGGTGGTGGGTGGGTTGGTTAGCCTACGCAACCCCAACCTTGCGGGGTGGGGTAGGTGGGGTTGTTGCTACCACCTATTGCATAACCTATTTGCCAACCGGCAAGGTTGCCACTACGCATAATAGCGTTGTAGGCTATGCGTTGCGCTATAGCGTATTGCAATTGTGCCAACGTTGGCGCGGCAACCCATAAGCTATGTTTGCCGGTTGCGGTAAACCTTGCCGCTATGTAACCACCACCAACATACGGTTGGCGTATTACCGTATAACCGGCAATACAACCTACCATATGCGTATAACCACCCAACGTTGGGTTGGGTGGGGTGGGTAGGTTGGGGTGGGTTGCATTGTAAGCGCGCCATTGCGTAGGGGTGGGGTAGGTTAGCGCAAGGTTATGCGTTGCCATAACCCTACCCGTTGCATAGGCAAGTTTGCGTTGGGTTGCGGTTAACTTGCCGGTTGCGGTTGGGTTGTTGGTTTGCCATATAATGCTTTGGTTTGTGTACATTGTTGTTACCCTTTTAAGGTAGGTAGGTGGTGGTGGGTAGGCTATACAACCGTATGTTGCATAATAAGCAACCCCACCCAACCAACCCCTAACCTTGCGGTTGGGGTGGGTGGGTGGGGTGGGGTTGCCTATATAAAACAACGGTTAGGGGTGGGGTAGGTAGGGGTTAGGGGTTGGGGTAGGTAATAACAACCGCTTGTTTGTTGGTTGGTACACTTGCCGCGTTTTGCAAGGTGTAAATAGCTTGCAATAAGTGTTGGGTTAATTGCGCTTGCGCTTGCGGGGTTAAACCGCTTTGCAAGGTTAATGGGTATAACTGCAACAAAATTGCGCTTGCGTAGTTAGCGTTGGTTTGCGCTTGCGTATTGTTGCCGGTTGCCGCGCGTTTTAGGTTGGCGTTGCTAGGTTTAACCAACGTGTAGGTTGCGTTGGCTAACCGTTGCGCTTGCGCTTGCGCTTTGGCTTGTTGCGCTTTGGCGTAGTTAGCATACGCGCCATATACCCCTTGCGGTTGGTTTGCGCTTGCGGGTTGGGTTGTGGCAACGGTTGGTTGGGTGGTGGTTTTGCTTTGCATGGTATGTTACCCCTTTTTGGGTTGTTGTTGGCAACGGTTGTTGCCGGTTATATGCAACCGTATGTTGCATAATAAGCAACCTAACCGGCAAGGTTAGGTTGCCTATATATAACAACGGTTATAAATACTTATGTAATGGGTGCAACGGTTGGTTGGGTTGGTGGTGGGTTGGTTTGCCAACCCCTAACATATACCCCGCACAACGCAACCCAACGTAATACCATTGCCGGTTGCACTTTGCATATGGCGCAAAGCTATAGCCAACATGGGGTTGCGCTTTGGTGGGTATAAATACGGGGTATAGTTTACTTTTTAGCTTTGGTTGGTACATGTTGCTTAACCTTTATGGGTGGTGGGGTTGGGTGGGTTGCTAGGTATGCTTGCGGCAAGGTGGGTTGCTTAACCTTGCGCTTTGGTATGCTTGCGTAGGTTATAGCTGTTTTGCTAGGTTGTTGCTTTGGCTTGTTACTTGCCGGTTGGGTGGTATTTTGCGCTTTGGCTTGTTTGGGTTGCTTTGGTTGCTTAACCTTGCGCGGTTTACTTATGGCTTGTATTGCAAGCGCAAGGTTGTTAACCGGCAATACCCAAAATTGTTGCATACCATTGTTGGTTAAACTTGCATTAACCGTTAACGGGGTGGGGTTGGTTTTACTTTTGGGTATGTAACATACGGCAACCCCAACCCCGTTAATTTGCTGTATGCTTTGCAAATAGCCTATAGCGTTGGCGGTTGTTGTGTAATAGCGTGCAACCCCTACAAACCATTGTTGTTGCGTATATGCCAACAATAGCTTTGCGTTGGGGTTAAGTTTTATAGGTTGCTTAACCCTTGCGCTTGCGGGTTGTGGGGTGGTTTTACCCACAACTTTTGGTGGTGGTAGGTTAGCGGCAACAACGGGGTTGCCGGTTTTTAACAACCGTAATGTGCGCGCTTTGTGGCGCGCAATTGCTTGGCGGTTTTTACTACGCACAACCTTGCGCTTTGCATTAGGCTGTGGTGGTGGGTAGGTAGGTGGGGTGGGTGGGTTGGTTGCCATTACCCTACCCCTACCTAACTACCTTAACAACTTTGCTAGGTGCAACGCGTAGGGTTGTAGTTAACCCATTTGCATATTGCACAACAACGGTTAAGTAACCGTTGTTGTTGGCTTGTACTGTAGCAAAGTTTTGGTTAGCTTTGCCGGTTATATGGTTAACGGTTTTTACTATAACCGTTGCACCAAGCGCAATTTGTTGTGTGCTTTGTAGTTGCATTGTTATAACCCCTTTTATAGGTTGCAGTTAACCGGCAACCCCACCCCGCGTTGGGGTGGGTAGGTTGCCGGTTAACCTTAACTTATAACGGTTGGTTGGTTGGTTGGTTGGTTAGCGGGGTGGGTTAATGGCGCGGTTTTATGGGGTATTTTACTTTATTTGCATACCCCTTGCCGGTTAACCCACCCTACGCTTTATAGCTTATTAAAATACAGTTTTTATGGTAACTTGCCGTTAACGTTTACCCCTTGCATACCCCTTGCACTTATGCTTGCAACAACCCCGCAAGGTTGTTGTAAACAACTATAGTTTACCTACCAACCGTTGCCGGTTGGTGGGCTATTTTTAGCCTACCATTACCACCCCTGTACGCATATGCTTATGCGCTATGCTTTGGTTGCCATTACAGGTTATGCGCTAACTACGCGCGGTTTTAGCTTTGGTATAGTTACCACCCCACCCCTTGCGGGTTGGGTTGCACAATAGCGGGGTTAATATAGTTGTTGTATATGGCGCGTTGCTATAGTGGCACAAAACATGGGTGCGCTTACGGGGTGGGGTATTTGTAACCCTAACCCCGCAACCGGCAACCCCTACTAAAATGCTAACTTATGCGTTGCGTTGGCAACATACTTTTAACCACAACCTATTGTATTAGGTTTTAACCAACCGTTGTTGGTATTGCGCTTTGGTTGGCTTACCGTTTATAGCCTAGCAACCCACCCATATATGCACCCATATATGGGTTGTGCGGGTTGCCGTTGCTAGGTTGGTATTAGGGGTGGTATAACCCACCCACCACCTACCCACCACCCCACCCTTGCGGGGTGGTGGGTATAACGGCAAGGTTTACAAGCTAATTGCAAAGTTGTGTACTTTTGGCTTGTTACGTTTATTGCTGTATGTACTTGTTAACGTGCGTTGGTTGGTGGGTTGTTACCCCACCACCCCACTACGCGCATATGGTAGCTAACTTTTACCTTTTACGCGTAGGCTATGTAAAGCGGGTTGTAAACCGGCAACAACGCTATAGCATTTAAGCATTGTTGCCAACCCCATGTTGGTAAGTGCAACCCGTTGCGTACTATGCAATGGGTTGCAACCCGTGTAGCTTGCGGGGTGGGTGGTGGGTGGGTGGGTTGCGCTTGCAACCCCTACCCCACCACCCAACCCCTTACTTAATGTGCAATACTACTATGCATAGCCTAGCATAGCTTGTGGGGTATGTAAAATTGCAATATAGGTAAAATGCAATAGCGTTGGGGTGGGTTGTTGGGGTGGGTTGCGGCAACCCATTGCCGGTTGCAGTTGTGCGGGGTGGGGTGGGGTGGGGTGGGGTTGCATACGCGCGCGCATATATACGCGCGTAGGGTGGGTGGGTAACATGCTTTGTGGCGCGCGTAGGGGTGGGTAGGTGGGGTTTTAAGGGGTATTTTAGTACTACCCTACTATAAAAATAGCAAAACGCACCTACCCACCCCTACGCGCTTTGTAGGGGTGGTTTACATAACAGGTTAACATAAAGCGCATAAAACGTTTTAATGGCGCGCGTTGCGGCAACCCAACCGGCAAAACTATTATTTGCCGGCAAATTTTAAGGGGTTGTAAGGGGTTGCGGGGTTGCGTGTAGTGCTATGCGTTGCCGGTTGCCAAAGCGGGGTATACGGTAATGTAAGGTAATAAGGTAATACAACTAATAAAAAAACGTGTATTATAAAAATACCCATTTTACTGTATAGGGTAATTGCAACCCTAATACTTTGCTGTACAATACATTGTTGTTTACAATTTGCATTTATGTTAGTTTAGGCTAACTAGGCAATTTTTGTTGCTTTAGCTTATTGTACAGTATGTTGCATACGCAACGCTATGTTGCATAACATACGCTATGTTGCGCTTTGTGGGTTGGGTTGCCGGTTGCCGCAACCCCGTTTTTACCCCACCCCGTAACAAAAATTGCGGGGTAATGGCGCGGCAAGGGGTATGCAATTTTTGTTGCGTAATAATAAATGCAACTTGTTTTTACTTTACACTTATTGTAATTGCCAGTGTAATAATAAAGGTAACTACGGCAATAGGGTTGTAGCAATACCCCATGCTAGTTTATACCTTGCAATGGCAATTTGCCGCTTAACCGCAAATAAGGTGGGTACACGGGGTTTTACCATTATTGTAAAGTACCCGCTTTGGGGTGTTTTTTATGTTAAGCTAAAAGTACGCAACAAAAATTGCCAACCGCTTTGTGCAACCGGCAACCCCTTACAACCCCATTATTTGCCGGCAAATTGCCGCAATTTTTGTTACATGTTTTTTTGCCGGTTGGCGCGCGGGGTGGTGGGGTTGTCGGTTAGGTACTTTTGGCATATACGCATATGCGTATATGCGCGGGGGGGCGGATCCACCCCATCCCCGATATTTGCATCTACCACCCAAATTGATAAGGGAATGAAAGGGATAGTTTGCCCTTAGCATTGTAAAATTTTTTTTTTTTCGAATTATGTAAAGTAAAACTGTCCGTAAAAACACCCATTTTTGACCCTTTTACGGAAAATATTTCGCGACGTTAGTCAAGGCTAACTTTTTTGGCTTTTGTTTACATAAAAAACCGTCCAAAAACGCTCAAAAAGTCCTCAAAAACAGATAAAAACAGATAAAAACGTCTTAAAACATCTTAAAACATCATAATATGTTAAAATTGACCATTTGCGCCATTTTATTTACGCGCCACAAGCTACGCAAACGCGCCACTTAACCCAAACTACCTAAACAACCTACAACGCGCCCACAGCGCGTTAATTTACGGCTGGCAAGGGGCAAAGCTGGCATTGTAGCTTTGCCCCTTGCACGCGTAAGCCTAAACCCTAGCTTTCTTCGTCTACTTCCTCACCCAACAGTGATGAAGACTGTGGGGCCGGAGCCGTTTTCCCAAAATTCTTTCTGATTTGTGCCCTCTTCCTTTCCTGCTCTTCCACACTCACCACTCTTTTCTTCCTTATTGTGATTTGGTTATCGGGGAGTGTAAAGAACTTCCCTCCCCCCTTCCCTTCATGATATGCCACCAATCCAATCCGCTCAAACTTCCTAATCATAATAGGATCATCTGTATATACATCCCATTCTCCTGGCTTATCGCGCGACATAGATATATGAGTCTCACGCTCTTCCAACGTTAAATCTGTAAGTTTAATCATATCACCCCCAAGATCATCATCAACATCCATAACAATCCCAAAAACATAATCATCCACAATATCATCCTCACCCACCAATCCAAATACTGCATCTCATCCAAACATATACTTCCCCCCAAAGCAATCAAAAACACAGAAACAATCAAAATGGATTCCTTCATGATGTGATCCCATCCCATCACCGTTCCACATCCCACACCCTGTGGAGCTGACTTCCCCCTACAATGGCTTCCTCCAGTAGATCGCTGGGGATCTCTTCTGTGAGGGCAGCTCTTACAGAAAATGAATTTCCAACTAAGATCAACCATAGAAGAGTCTGACGAAGAAACTCCTCATCTCCCTTCCTATCACAATACTTCACCACTCGTTCCGCTGTGTCTAGGATGTTGGGGGATCTACCATTCTCAACAAGATCCCCAACTGCATCATCTCCTAGCAGCTCCACCAATCTTGTAATCCTCTTCCTCAAACTCTCTGGAAATCCAACTGTAGAAAGGGGAAGTCCATGACTTACGGCATCCAACCATTGTGCCGGAGTAAGACTCATAGATTCCGCGTTGAGGACAACCCAAAGAGCTGGGGCATCTAATACTAATTCTTTATGAATTGCTACGGGAATCTCCTTCAATCCCAATAACTTCGCACAGGCTAGTCTACGATGTCCATCCGCGAGAACGCGATTCCAAGTCAGAGCTAATGGTTCCAAGATGCCGTGTTGCTGGATAGATATCATCAATCCTGATAATGAATTACGATTCACTCTTCGTGCCGGATTGAAGTTGGCTACTGTAATCTGCGTAGGATTCAGGGTAGTGAATTCTGGCATGATGTTCCTTTACTTCCTTTCTTCTTCTACTACATCTACGTTTACATCTAAGATCTCATTTATCATCTTCAACATCTCATCCATCCCTTCCTCAATCATCTCCCTCACAATCCCTCTAAGATGATTCATCTTCGCATTTCCCACCTCAAATTCAGATCTATAGATAATATCATCTATGATCTCTTTCTTCTTACCCTTCCCAATCTCTATCTTCATAATCTTCCCTTCCTCATCTTTCTTCACAATAGATACAATCATAGCTCCCATGTCACATCTTCCTCTATCTTACGTGATTAAATCGTATACAGATTTCTTCTTCTTGACTGGTGGGCCGTAGTCATCTTCGTCTTTATCTTCATAGTTCCTAGTTCCTGTCATTACCCATCCGAAGTAATTTAACTTCCCGCTCCAGTTCCAATATTTCCTTCACGGATAACTGATCACGTATATTCTTCCCTGTTGCGAGCTCAATTCTCTTCACGAAATCAGCATTACCAAGTCCTTCTACAATAATCTCATGTGCATCTATCACTTCCCTATCACCTGGTGTTATATCTGGATCTTTCCTCATCCATGCCATCAACATCAACAAACTTCCCTCAAAGATTAACATCATCTCAAACCAATCCCTCGCCATCCCACCAAATCTAAATTGTTGCATCATCTCCTCCATCATATTAGCTCTCCTCAATCAAATCATATACGCTCTTCTTCTTCTTCCTTCTCAATGGTGGGCCGGACTCTTCCCTCTCCACCATCTTGTCATCTCCTTCCACATCCCATAGAGTAGGATCATATCTTCCCCTATGTACTTCCCACCAAAACAATCCAGTCATCAGTATCAACACCATAATCGTAAAAAACAACCACATCTCAACGTACCACTGAAGATAAGTCACTCTCATGATTATAACCTCAATCCTCGCTCGAAGAGGAAGGTTTGAGGATCTACTCTTCCCTTGCTCATAGGTGCTCCTTCCTTGTATGTTCCATCTCTTTCCATCAATCTAATTTCTATATGTAGATGGACTCCTGTAGAATTACCTGTAGATCCTACCTTCCCGATTTGCTGACCAGCTTTCACTGAAACGCCTTCTAGCGCACCAGGCTCAGATAAGTGTGCATATAGAACATAACACATCATATCTGGAGCTCTATGTTCTACTCTCACGTAATTTCCATATCCCTCGTCGTAGTCGGAGAAAGCTACAATTCCGTCTGAGATTGAGAGTATGGAAGTTCCTTCCGCTTTTCCACCAAGATCAGTGCCGTCGTGACCTGGAAGTGAGAATCTTGCGTAGTCTTCAGGATTTTGATAGAAGTGTTGCGTGATGATGCTACCTTGTAGGGGATGAACCAACTTGGTACGAGATCCAGGATCAGGAGGGATAACGGGAGGCTGGACAGGCGGTACTGGAAGATCGATTCCTTCAGAGATAGTCCATTCCCAATCAATCCATGTTGATGTATGGATTTTAGGGTTTCCGTGCTCACCCATTCCGATTCCCATTGCTTTGTCTGTAGGGTTGCCGTCATCCACCCATATATTGAATTCATTGAGCGAGGCCGACATCGGATAATCATAGTTGTAGTTCGTATTGATCTCATCGCGTTTTGAAAACACTGTAGTATGATCTGAGGGCCATGTAACAAGAAGTGGGATCTCGGCTACTTCACGCTTGTCGCGCGTGATTGTGCCTAAGATGTGGTGATCTGGGCCAGCTAAGTCAGCCTCTTGCTCATTGAGATGGATTGCGTTGATGATCTTCCAATATCCCACTCCTTTCTTAGGTTTTACGAAATCGAAGCTACAACCACGAGCTATGAGGGTAGGATCTATTCTTCTATCCATAGGATCTTCCATTTCTATGAAGGGTGGATCGGTGGGGCGATCTGGGTCAGGAGGGGGCGTTGTGGGTGGGAGCTGAATATTTGTGGGAGCTTTATATCCTCGCTCTACTGCTTGCCGGAAGTCAGCCTTGATTTGATCTTTATCTGCAAAAGACCACTGATCATCTCTATTACTTCTGTATAGACATAGACAATAGATTTTCTGATCTTCTACTGTGTGATTCCAGAAATCTATTTCCTCATATGCTTCTTGTACCCATCCAGAGTTCCTATTCACCCAGGGTACGACTTGGTCAGTTTCTGTGATGTAGACTGGTAGATGGCGGAACTCGGAAGGGGTATTGACGAGGAAGTCAACGTAAGCTCTGAAGTTGTAATGTCTATTTTGGAAGGGAGGATCCATCATAGAGCCATCTGTGATGAGGATAGGTTCACTTCCGTGCGTGTAAGTGTGAAGGCAGATTGCATCACATCTTTTAATAGAGCGCAAGATGTCTATGTAGTAGACTACCCAATCACCAATTTGATTACCCTCGTAGATTGTGGTGGCATCCCATGGAGCTACGGGTGCGATGCAGATTTGCACATTGGGTGATTTGTTTTTAATCTGCGTGTAGCACAGATCAAAGCACTTCGCGTATTGTGTTGGATGTATATCTTCCCCCTGTGGTCTTTCATTGCGGTGATTTGGCTCGTTGCCTACAATCGCAACTGTGATGCCAGGTGTTGCCGCTACGAAGTTCCCGCATCTACGGGCAAAGTCTTCGTAGTGCTGTGCTTGCGGGATTGTGCCGCCAGGATGATAGCCATTGTTCAGGCGGCACAGGATAGAGAAGCCCTTGCTCGTCCACTGACTGTAGTCCCTGCCGGAATGATCATGGGGATCAGAACCTATAGCTTCGGTGATTAGGATCCATCCAGGCTTCCCTGCCATGAGTTCCGCACCATCTGCATCGTGGATACCGTGTAGCCACTTGCTCATACTTTTACTTCCTTTCCCATCTTAGTCAGAACCTTGAGATAAATGCTCTCATCGGCTAGTAAGATCATCATAGTTTGTAATTCGCAACTTGCATGTCTACTGACGCCTAGATCTTCTAGGAGATAGCGGTAGAACTTCTTAAATTCTACGTCATCCATCTTGGATAGGATGTTCTTAATTTCTTGCGTTACCATATCTCCGTAGCTCCCCATAGCATAAAGTAGATTGTTTTGGCAGACGGTGGATGCCCATGCTCATCTGGTACTATATTAGGTGATTTTAGGATATCTACCTCTTTCCAGCGATTTCCCGCCAGCCCATATCCCATACGATTCATTTTCCAGATAAGATTGGGGGCTTCATCTTCCTCGCTGTTGTCATCTATGTGGAAGGCTTCTAGATAATGATGGATAACGGCATCACTATCTCCAGGTTGGGAAAGATCCGGAAAACTGTATTCCCAGGGAAGAGATAGGAGAAGAACACCTCTGGGGGAGAGGGCTCTTCGTAACTTAGTAACAGTAAGGAGCATTCTATCAAGTCTAGCAGAAGGGATTATTTTGGAAGGCTCGTCTCGTAAGCAAAGAGCTAGAGTAGAGATAGACAAGATAAGATCAAATTTACCCGCCTCTAAATTTGCTTCAGTAAGTCCCTTATGGATAATCCCCTCATTGGCATTTCCCTTTTCTGGCGTTAGGCAGATATGGGGGAAGACGTAGCTTTTAGTTCTTCCTCTTTGTACATCTTCTAACTTGTTTTGCCAAGATGGGATGTATTTCGGTAAGACATTACCTATTTCTAAGATTCTCCCTTCTGAGGGAGAGGATTCACTTCGTTGGCGATTGTATAGATGTAAAGCGACCGGGATTTCCACAGCTCTAGCTCCGTAGCTGATATCTTCATGTGTAGGTTTGAAGTAGGGGAATATCCTATTCCCCACCTCAAACAATCCAAGAGTTTGTTTATTCTTCACTGGCTCGTAGAAGATCGATGGTAATTCCTCGTCCGGCGTTTCTTTCAGTTCCTGATACAGACTCATCTTCATTATCTCCCTCTGAAATGATCATGTCTTGGGCGAATCTAAACTTCTTGGGTGAATTGTTTGTGGCTGGGATTACTTCCATCCCGTAGTTGCGGATGAGATTGGGTTCCAATGCTTGAATGTGTTTTCCCAGAGATTGACCGCTTTCCCACATCCACTGATAATGTAATTTCATGGCTATTTGCTGAAAGATGCCATTAAGTTCTCCGGCTGTATGCCATTTCGTAGCTTCCATTCCAGATGTACCTCTTCCCTGCCGTTCCCCCATTGCTCTATCTTCGCGTAGCCATATATCTAAGACAGCGATCATGGGGCTAGATTCATGTAGCAAGACCTTTTGTCTATTGGTCATCATCTCTAAGCCTTTTATCAACTGCTCGCCATCTATGACCCCTTCTTCCCCATTTGTCATCCCCCGTATTCGATTGCAGAATACGGTAAAATCTGCAAGTCTACTCTCTGTGGGGGCCGGAGCCGTTTTTACCTTGCGGAGCTCCTCTACAGTTTTGTTGAGCATCCCCATGATCCCCATCCATATACCATCTATGTTATGTAGGATCTTATTTTGCATTGAGTATTCCGGAGTTGGCTTCTTGATGGCAGATAGCTCAATTGGTAAGAGCCGTGTGAAAAGGCTTTCCTCGGAGAAAGGTAAGGAAGTGGCGGTAAGAATGATGAAGCAATCTGGTAAGATACGTTGGATCTCGTTGGTTGTGTGCAATTTACGGAGTTCAATGTGGGTTCCTGTAGATATGCGATTGAGAAGGTCTACGAGCCAATAGCTCTTATTCTTTTCTAGGTTATCTAACACTATGAACTTATGCGCTCCCATAGAAGCGCGAAGACTATCGGGCTTATCGGCAACCACACCGTTCACATTGGAGTGCGGGCCTTCAAGGATGTATAGGAATCTACGTGCTGCCGTTGTCTTGCCAGCCCCAGGATCAGCAATGATAGTAAGAAGAGGGCGGGTAGGCATGATATCTGGAAAGAAGGTAGCTAGGAACCAGGCTTTTATGAGTTCTCGCTGTTGTGATGGTGATACACCTGTAGACCCGATACCAAAACTTAAATCGTTTACTAAAAAACTCCAGGGGTTTAATCCCTTAATCCCTTTATCCCTTGCTTGATCTAGATCTATATGCAAGCTACTATCTCTATTGCGGAAGATTATATCCTCTTCCCCGTTAAGATGTTTGTTGCCCCATACATCTCTGTGATTATCTTCCCCGCTAAGTACGTAATTATAAGATGTACCTAAATTGATGTAGAGCTTCTCCCCATTCCAATAGCTGCGATTGTACGCTCGTATCTTGTGGGCATTCTCCCTTGAGCTATGATAGATACCTCTGGCAGTAGATGTGCCAAAGCTATCAGCAGTATTGAGACCGAAGGTATTGTAGAGGATGGTATCCCAATAGCTATCTTCCATACTGTGCAAATGGTGACTGGTCTTGTCTAACCAGAAGAGCTTTTCTGTGGCTGTATCTACGACAATCCTACCCTTTTCTCGCAAGTAGGATACGACGGCACTCGCAGCACTCCTGCTCTTGAGATAAGTAACGCCTTTTCCTAAGCGTATCCTATCTAGCAATACCATGATGGGAGTTATATTTTGCTTCGCTATTGCTTCAGCTAACCTACGGATAATAGTACCAGGAAGTCTATCGGTAAGAGCTTGCAAGCCTAGTATCTGACCACCGTCACGGTGCTTTTCATAGGTATCTCTTACACATTGGAGCTGATTGGTAAGATCACCCCCTGCTGCCGTGTTCAGCCTTTCTATGACGCCCATAGCGTCTTCCTCATCCCATCCGGCTGTAGCCAGCCAGCCGGATAGAAAAAGAGCTAAATCGTGACGTTGGCCTTCAATCCAGAATCCAGCTAGGGTCTGGATTATGATTTCAGTGGGATCTTCATAGCCAGATAAACAGGACGCGAATTCCTCTAGCGTGCAGAGCTTGTCTAATACTTCCGTAGGCTCTAAACTTGTACCTTCTTCCCACTTGGTATACGGCAGAACAAACATACTGCGATTCTTGGTAACTGGATGCAGACCTAGCGGAACTTTGACTAGATTGCCAAGTGGATTACTATCTGTGAGCTTGTCTTGTTTGGGGAAGATTTCTATGTGTGGGTCACCGCTGATTCCAGCTCCTACAGCCTCTCTCATTTCGCTGGCTAACGCTCTTACGTTTTCTGCAGGAGCTGGTTTATTGAAAAATACCCATAGATGATAGCCCTTGTTGCCGGAGAATTCTATAGCATGTGGGATACTTTGTAGGAGATTAGATAGCTTTAGGGTTAGATCTCTGGCTTTCCCCAGATCACTACTATCTACATCAAAGCACATCCAGAATACTGTGTTGTCTGGCCGTAGCGTGTATGCACCTATGACTACTTCTCCCAGAAGATGTTGCTCTACTACTCTCTCTTTGGGAATCTCCATCATGGGGGAGTAGACCGTCTCCTCTTTGCCGTTGCTGTTTGTACGTTTTCCCCCTATTGCATAGTAATTATTCCCAGTGAAAAATCGCTTGAGAATTGTACTGGAAAGACCTGCCATCACGCCACCTCAAGGATCTGATGTGAAATGATCTCCTGCGTGTAGGATTTCCAATCAATACTTGCTACGTCAAAGGTTTCCTTGATCTTCTTTAGTGTGCCATAGCTCTTGCCAATTTTAGCTTCTGCATTAAAAGGCAATCCAAAGACATCTTCCACTTCCATTACGCGCAGGAGAACCGGAACAGCTTGTTCTACGCATTCATCCCTGATTTCAAATATAGCTTCATCATGGACAATGCTGAGAACGCCGCCCCATCCTTGAGTAGATACCACTTTGTCAGCTCTTACAATAGCTAATGACATGATCCCCGCTGCTCCTCCCTGAATTTGTGCGTTCGCTCCCTTGTACATTTTCAAGGGATCGTCTTCCTTCCAAATTCTACCATCCCAATATCTTATGTATCCTTGTTTCGTACCTTTCTTGATTACCTCATTGAGCCAGGGCTGGATTCTGGGGAACGTTTTCCAGTATTGCTGAGCAATTCGTTGAGCTTCTTCGGGGGTCTTGTTGAGCTTATATTGTAGAGAACCTGTGGTCATGCCGTAGATAAGTCCAAAACCAATGGCTTTTGACCATTCGCGATGTAGATCATTCTCTTCCGGCCCACAGTCACCCCATACACTAAGAGCTACGCGCATGTGGATATCTTCGCGGTTTTTAAGAGCCAGCATCATCACTGGCTCTTGTGCCAAGATACCGAACATTCTCATTTCTTGTTGTCTATGATCAATAGAAACCAGGGAGAATCCAGGCTTTGAAATAATAGCTTGCCTGAGATTATATTCGCCCTGACGGACACCTCCTCCGCTAAAGACTCCAGTGTCTTCTCTAGCTCTATGCGATGACGGAATATTTTGAAGGTTAGGACGAGACGAGGAAAGTCTTCCAGTTCTAGTTCCTGTGATATTGAAGGTTCCGTGGATAATATGATCGTCATCAGCTAGCTCCTTGTATTCGTCTAAAAAACCTATGAGCTTGGCGCATTCCCGCATTTCCAAGATAAGCCCACCGAGAGGATGTGAGCCCTTTTCCATGAGAATAAAACTACTAGTCCTATACTTGTTGTATTTGTTGACGTGCGCCATTCTGGATCTATCGACTCCATCAGGATCCGCGAATGGGTTCTCAGGCTTTGCAATCCCCATATCCTCATATATGGCCTTTGATAGTTGTGGCCCGCTTCGCCAATTGAATACTTTGCCACAAGCTTCATATAAATCCCTTTCTAAGGATTCCAAATTGCTGGATAGAATTTTCTTTGCATCACGCATGAAAGTAGTATCTAAAGCTAAACCACGACGTTCCATCTTCTGCAGAACTTTTAGATACCTCATCTGTAGAGCTAAGATCCCGTTTAACTTCCATCTTTCCATTTGAGGAAGGAGAACTTGGGATAATTGTTCTGTGACTATGCAATCATTCACACAGTATTCAGCGAGATTGTTTAACGTCCAATGCCAGGGCATGAGTTTGGATTCACCTTTATTGAGCTCTACATGACCTCTCTTACTGCTAGTGTTTAGGAAATGTTGCTCTGCACTTTCCATGCCCTTCTTTAAGCGGGAATCAAATAAATGTATGAGAACGGTTGTGTCTAACACTTTGCATGGAAGTTCCCACAACAGAAGATCAAGAAAATGAGCATCAAACTTAAGATTGTGACCTATGAGGGTAGTGTTTGGATCATTCGCCATATAGAAGACAGCAGCTTTAGCTTCGGCAACCAAGTCTTCATCTGGGACGGCTGTGGGCCGTTTCTTTTCGGTGATTACGTATTCGAAGACCTTGCTTCCAACACTACTACGACTGTAGTCACGTTTTCCCAGCCACATCTTTTTCCTAACTGGTGTGCCGTAGGCTATGTTTTCATACGTACAAGTAGGAAAATAACCTGCAATATCTAGTGCTGGACAGTAGATTCCCACACCTATGATCATGTCTTTATACCAACTGAGGCCAGTTGTTTCTGTGTCGATGACTAGAGTATGACCTTTGCAGGAGCGGATTTGCTCTAGCGTTAGGAATTCCATTAGTTCCTCCTGTCTCCCATGTTAAGATAAGTGTTTTCCTCTAAAATATAACCTACATCTTCAACCGTTATATCTGTATCTATTTGCCTCATCAGAGATAGATGGAAAGCTGCAAGAATGAAAGAGTTACCAACTTCTACCTGATCCACAGGTAGAAGTTGGGTTGTGCGATTCCATCGCAGGATAAAGAGAACTTCCTTGATAGTAGCCTCTAAATGTTCCCCTGAAAATGTCCTGGTCTCAAATAGGAACTTCAGGTCTTTGACGTTCATTTGTCTACCTTACGTGATTTGTAGACACGATTATCTTCGACAGCCCATTCAAAAGTGCATTGTCCCTCAACTCTCTCCCATCCTTGATATAGACATTTGTGGGGAAGATTGTTGATGCCTGGGCCGGACTTTTCGCAACTAATTTTGATATGAGGTTCTAGCCATTCACATTTTTCTAGCAAAGCTATCTTCATTAGTCTCATGATCTCTACCATCTCTGGGAAGAACATTTGACAAGCTCTGTAGCTATATAAGGCTAGAAATTCACTTAAAGGATAGGAACATATGATATACGTCTCGACAGCGGTGGGAGTTATAGATCTTACGTCTTGTATAGGGATTCCCATATCAGCAAGCATCTTATAGGCTTTTCTGGCTGTATTGATAGCGTGAAGCCAGATTTGCGCTGCTGCTCCATTGGAAGCTATCTCCACTGGCATACGAACGTTGAAGTTACCCATATCTGCGTATCTTTGGGATTGTTGAGCGAAGGAAGCTTTACGAGTTCTGACTAGCTGATGAGTAAGAGATCTTGTAACTCCGCTGCATTCAAAGGAGACCGTCATCCACTCTAGGGCTTGATTAAGTCCTCCCTTAAACATATCATCAACTACGATCTCGTCTATATCATCATCTTCTATGATATTGCCCTTTACGGCAACAGAAGCTTTCGTCATAAGTTTGTAGAAATCTTGCTTATCAGGCCAATTGAGAAGCTTAACCTTAAGATTTTCATAGCCTATGTCATTCCTGCCAGTTTGATCGGGAGCTATGTTATCTTGACCAGAATTTCTGGTGGAAAAGGTTGTCATATTACTTCCCCTTAAAATTATTATCGTCTAGGACGAAGATGGAGATAACTGCTTGATTAATGATGTCCAAGAGCTTATCACGGATTTGCTCCTTATACTGTTTGCCGTAGTCATCGTTCTCGAAGATCATATACTTGAGGCGGAAGGCATCTCCAACTAGCGTTGTGACTGTGCCAATAAGACCAAAGACGGTGAAGGCATCTTTGTACATCTTATTTCGATCTAGGAAGATATCTTTGGCTTCTACGACCACTCTATCATATTGCTCAGAGCGAGATGGTTGCTGGACAATCCTCAGATCATGTCCAGCTATAGTGCCGAAGGTTGCGCTAGAGCTAAATCTGTATTCATCCTTTAGTTCACTATCTCTATCTGGCATGTGTTTTATCTTCTTTCGTTTCTTCGATGGCATTTGAGATTTTCCAGAACTGTGTTTCTTCCTCGATGAGATGAGTTGTTCTTGAGGGGACAAAGAGATGCTGATTGTACGGTTGAGGATAGATGAATACGGGAATGTTGCTCCCATTGTATCTCCTTATCAAGAGGGGATCATCTTCTATCGCTACTACATGATTCTGTACAGCTAGATCACTGGCTACTAGAACACGATCATCATAACCAAAGTGTAGCTCATCTACGGTGATATCGTTATCTCGTAACCAGATCCATGTATCTCCCCAGATGCGTTTGTAGGTAGAATAGGGACGAGCTGTATAGACGATGATGTACCAACCAGATGATCGTAGAGTATTGATCGCCATCTTGGTGTTGGTATATATTGGAAGAAGACTGTAGCCTCCATCTTTCTCGAAAGCTACTTTAGCACGATTGTATAACTTGAAATCCCAACCGTTGTTGATATCAAGATGTAAACCTATATCTTCCTCTTTGATAGTGAGGATATCTTTCCAATCGTTATCGGCAATCCACTCCATAAAGCCTCTGCGGAAATCAGCAATTACGCCATCTAAATCAAGCATAATGATGTTAGCCTGTTGGATGGCAGGTCTTGTTTCCTGAAACATAAGCTGATTAAGGATATCACCTTTTTTATACATGACTTCCAGCATATCTAAAGGTGAGAATCCTATAAGTTGCCACATACTGAAGATGTATTTCGTGATATCAGCTAGTTCCTCCTGTATGTTGGGGCCGAAGCTCTCAAGTGAAGCATCAAGTGAAGATATGCGATGAGTCTTCCAGTTAGTTTGATCTAGAAGCTCACTGAGCTCGCTGTGTGCGCCCAGAATGTAGTTGATGAGCCATTCTGAGTTCGTGCGCTTTTGCTGATTGCGGATCAGAGTATTGTAGGATTCCTGCTGATCCCAAATTTCATACAACTCTCGCTGACGTTTCATAGTCCTCCCAGAAACTCGGCAGTATCTCGCCGAGCTTGATGACTGAGATATCCAGGGGTGAAGCAAGCTACTCTACCGACGCTAAAGAGATTGTCTTCTATACGCTCATCCCAGCTTAGAGGTGGAGTTTCTGGAAGGAGATCAGGTAATAGCTGGATCTTGCCTCCACCGTTTCCTCTCTCTTCTTCATAGCTCATGATTCTACTTATATCTGATAGAGCAGCGTATTCAGTGAAGATCTTCCCAGGTACTACGGTCTGACGTACCCACGGAGCTAGATTTGCTCCGTTATATAAGACTACATGATTGTTGGCCGTACTCTGGTTGTGATAGATGGGAATCTTGGTGAAGTAGCCTTTTTCTGCATATCTCTGACGAAGAGATCTCGCTGGAAATGTGCAGATAACGGCTTCTCTTCTCTCTTTTAGAGCGTATACTTGCTCCCCCTCCAGGAATCCCACGTTACTTTTGCGGGGAATCATACCCCATAGAGTGACGAGAAGATCATCTAACATATATAGATATTCATTGACGTATTGAAGCTTGCCGTTCTGGAATCTCCGATGTGCGCTAGTTTCTACTAGGCAATCCCATTGGTTCAGAGAATATCCATCACATGTACCTAACAACGCACTCATCACAATTTGCGGTTGCCAGGGGATAGGGGATTCATACATGAAAACAGCACCTATAGGAACTGACATATCCGTATAGAGAACTTCTATCTCGCTGGGATCATAATCAGCGTCAAGGCATCCCCAATAACTGTAGATTGCACTAAGACCACCACCGATGATGCTGATCTTGGCCTCATTCATTTCCTATGTAGCTCCCTTCCAAACTGCATCTTTGCCATATCAGCAGCATCTCGGATATGGGTGGCATCTACTTTGGTGCGCTCTATCAACCCTTTCCATTGACCAGGATTCATGCTCACTACGTTGAAGCCAGCTATCTTATAGAATCTCTCTAACGTATCGTAGATCCTAGATTGATCTTTGTTGGGATGTACTGTTTGGGCCGGAGGGATTTCTATTACAATGGTAGAAGGTTTGGTCATAGTAGCTAGAGACATGATAAAGATCTCAGAATCAAAACAAGCTGCATTGCAGACCATTCCCCACATGAAATTCCCACCTGCTAGATAGCTGATCCCAGTGGTCTCTCCAGGATCAAAAGCTAGAATTCTAGATGAAGATATCATATTGATTCCTTAAATAAATAGGGAGGGTATTTCTACCCTCCCTATCAGTAGTGGTTAGAACTTCGTATCTTCCGTCATCTCGTCGGGGATGGTTGCGGTAGAATCATCTTCCTCTTCCCAAGAGGAAAGATCACCGCCATCAAAGCCATTGCTAGGCTCATCATCTTCCGTGCTAAGATTGAAGACATTGTTGATGGTGTCTACATCCTTCTTAGCTTGTCCTGCCGTTAAGCATTGCACGATGATGTTCTTGGTCTTACCTTGATAGGTATCCTTGCCAATCTTCGCCCAGAAATACTTGCCCTTGAGGGAGCGAGAATTAAGGGAACCAGATGACGGAGCTCCTACTGCATCAAGGAACTGACCAACCATGACGCGTGATTTTGTCGTCATAGTTAAGGTGTGCCAGATAATCGTACCGCTATCACGACCCATATCGTCGAGGATTTGGCAAGTGAGATTGACATAAGGATTTCCAGCCGCACTTGTGCGATCCTCAGTCTCGGTGACGCGGGCCATGTAGATACCGTCTTCTAAAAGTCCAACTCGTTCTAATGGAATGTTCATGGTGCTACTCCCTTTTCTTGGTTGAGAACGCTCATCATTGCTTCGTAGGTGTTCGGTATTGGACGTGACAACTTCCCAGTCCTGTCTTTAGCTATGAAGCCAGGATTATCCCCAAATGCTATAACATGTTCAGCGGGTTTGTCTTTAGTTTGCTGACGTGTATAGCAATAGCCGACTTGCTCTATGATACGACGAACATCTGGGCCAGTCTTCTTACCTAAAAACATAGGTAGGATTTTGTCCTCAGCAAATTCCCGCTCCTTCGCACCTGCAACAAATACGATGTTGTAGGGGAGCTTGATGAACAAGCGTACTAGAGTTTGCATATCTCTAGCCAGCTTGCCGTAATCCCCTTGCGTAGGTTGATCATCGTAGATGCGTTGGGTTTGTGTGGTCTTGATGGAGTTTTCCAACACTAAGATCTGTAGCTCATTTAGGCTATCAATGACGATAGTCTTGAAGGGAGCTGTGTCAGGTTTGATACCTTTCACGATCTTGTAGAACTCTCTGACCTCATTTAGATCAGTGATGTTCTGTGCTGGATTCTTGGGATATCGCTTGATGTTACGTTTTAGCGGAAGCAGAGAACGCATACCATCTTCAAGATCAAGGAATAGCGGATCAGGAAATGTTCCGGCAAAATAAGTCTTGCCGCTACCAGAATCTCCATACACTAAGATCTTCCAGCCTTTGTCCAGAGCTGTGGTATCATCCCACGTCCCAAAGGCTACATCCTTGTTTTGTTGAGTTGAAGTTGGCGGCGCGATTCTCTCTGTGGAATCTGCATTAGCCATTAGTTCATTCTCCTTAAATGTTTCACGAAAGCGGGACTAACTTCATTGGCGCATTGTAGAGGCGGAGATCTCACATGGATCATATTTTTACCATCCTAAATTCAATACCTGAGTTGGATAGAAACGGTAGAACTCGTAATCCTCCGGCACGACAGTACGATTGAACTTCGTTGCCTCTTTCTGGAAGAAAGCAACGGCAACCGAACTATCTGGAAATTTATTGGATATGCAATAACCGATGAGCATATTAACGATGCCCGTACCCGTAGGTACGATGACGTCAAGATCTGGATCGTAATCTACCATAGCTTCCGCTATCTGCTGCGAAATTGATTCTACGTCGGTAGCAAATCCATCCGTGATAAACTCTATCTCTTTACAGTAAGGTTTAAGAGCAGAATATCTAAATCCAGGTTTCACGCAAAGAGCTCTGCGGAAAGTGGGGTTTTCTAATTTTACTACCTTTTCTGCCGTTCGTTGTTCATTCATTTAAGTATATCCTTCAACATTCCCGTAGTCAAATTCTGTATCATCCCTACTCTATAGTCCAATAGGCTGTGTACTAGATGATCAATCGTGGGGCTACCATCTTGGTACACAGATCTAAGATGTACCACATTGGGAGACTGCGTTGTACCGATACGACGAAATCTATGTAAGCTCTGAAAATAGTTGGAATCATAGTTGCGTTCCGGATAGAAGGCTGTTCTTGCCGCAGTTAATGTGTGACCAAAACTTCCAGTTTGCATATTAAGTATGAGGACTTTCTCTGTGCCGGACTGGAACCGTCTAATCAAGTTTTCACGATCTTCAGTTTTTGTATCCCCGATAATCATACCGATTTGCTGCTTTACGATATCACCTAAAAACTCAGCGAGATAATAAGCTGTTCTTGTGAAGCTAGTCCATATAAGATATGGGCCTGGATAGTACTCCATGAGCTCCGGCAGAGCTTGCCATTTCCCGCTTTCATTGTCACCATCTAGCAACATAGGATTGCTGCTGAGCTGAATAAGACGCACAACTTTGGATAAGTGATTCGTGACGGTGATGACTGTTTGGTTGCCGCTATCTTCATTTATGAGGGTTGTACGTAAGAACTGAGCCATTTCTTTATAGGCTTTTTCTTGTTTCTTGGTCATTGCTACATCTACTTCTGTGAAGAGCCATTCTGGTATATCAAGCACTTCACTTTGGGATCTGGCAAAGTATATATCTTGAAAGCGTTCTTTAATCTTAAGCTCTGCGTCTTTCTTGTTGGCAATCACTTGATTGCCCCAAGTCGTAGGATTCACCATGCAATACTCTTGCGCAAAACGCCAGTACGATGAGTAAGCCTTTTCATTTAGGATATTAAATTGGCTCCATATATCATCGATCATGCGGTTGGCCGGAGCTCCGGTCAATTCCCATATTCTAGGGATATGTTTGGCTAACTTCTTCACACCTTTAGTACGTTGGGAATCTCTACTTTTGTAGAGGATGCTTTCATCTAATATCATCAAGTCAAACTTCTTGGCGGCAAGCGTAGGGACAATCCTAATGGCCGTCTCCGGATTGGTAATGACCCAAGTAATCTGAGCTGGGATCTTACCTATATCATCTAGTGTAGCTTTCTTGCCGTGATGTATTATGATATTGTAGTCATGTAGAGTAGATCCCCACTTCTCTATCTCGTTCTTCCACATATAGAGCAGGGATAGGGGAGCTATGACTAGGATTCTCTGGATACTAGGATAGAGCTGATTGGCTGCCGTGATGCTTGATATAGTCTTGCCGAGTCCCGGACTCAGGGATAGCATAGCTCTTGGTCTACGCATTAAGAACCCAACGGCATCACGTTGAAAATCAAAGAGGGGTAAGGTGGGAACTGTCTTAATGGGAGTTACGGTGGATACAGATTTGCGCCACGCATTGACGTCTGGAGCTAGAGATAGTTGACCTAGATTATCGCGAAGCCAGTAGAGAGCTTCCAGACTAGCGGCACAACGGTAGACGTTACCGAGGTTAAGATTAAAAATCTTAAACCACATGCTACCTTCAAGTAGTTTTAAGGAAGGAGTTTGTTTGGTGGGAATAAAGAAGAGAAAATCCTGCTTTGTTTCAGGCAGGAAGACTACTCTTCCTACATTTGGTGATGTAGTTGGAGCGAGAACTGGTTGCTTTTCTAGCACTTTTCTGAGCCTTTCTGGGCGTATTATTTAGTTGCAAGGGGTATATTACAGTGTAACACAGCTTGCACTACGGCGCAAATTGGCTTATATATAACGTATACCCCACTTTACTATATTTTGTGTAGCACAGCTTTACAAAGGCTATATTTTGTGGTACAGTGTACATAACAGAATCTTTGCTAGATATAGGAAAGAAGTTAGACTATGATTCCACAATCTGAATACATATCAGAGGGGACTGCAATCTTAGCTCTTCAAAGTCAGATGGGGAATGTAGGTCTTGCCGCTAAAGAGCTTGGGCTTTCCAGAGCCGAGCTCATGGATTATATGGTACGTCATCCCTCAGTTATGGAAACCAAGACGCAAATCAAGGAATTCATAAAGGATGAAGCAGAAGATCTTCTAGTAGCAAAGATGAGGAATGACAATGCTCTCCTCATGTTCTTTCTGAAAACTCAAGCCCAAGATCGTGGATATAGCACTTCCAATAACTCTACCGTGAATAATCGAGTAGAGGTAAACGTAGATGCTCGATCATTGATTGCCGCTATGCGGAGTGGGGCAAATCTCATCGATGTCACCCAAGATGAAGATGAAGATGAAGAAAGTGAATCTGAGGACGGCGGACTTTTCCCCATCCCAAAGCTTCTCGATCACCGAGATGGAAGCTGAGGAACTGGGGAAGTGTTATCGTAGCCCTCAATATTTCATACAGAACTACTGCTACATCTACGATACTGTAGAAGCAGGATGGGTTCCCTTCGAGCTATGGCCCGCTCAAGCTTCCGCTCTTGAAGTAATCCACAACAATCAACTATCGGTAGTTCTAAAGGCTCGCCAGATTGGTCTCACATGGCTGGTCTTAGCATACGCCTTATGGTGTATGATCTTCAGGCCGATTGCATCTATATTGATTTTTTCTAAAAGAGATATAGATGCGATCTACCTGCTGTCTGAAGATCGTCTGCGAGGTATGTATGACAGACTTCCTGAGTGGCTTAAAAGCGGTCATGCTGTCAATACAGACAATGCTCACGAGTGGAGCATGGAAAACGAGAGTACAGCAAGATCTTTCCCCACTTCTGCCGGAGATTCTTATACTGCTACTCTGGCTATTGTGGATGAAGCAGATTTATCCCCAGATCTTAACTCCTTGCTCCGTGCCGTAAAACCTACCATCGCAAATGGTGGGAAGATGGTTTTGCTTTCGCGAGCTGATAAAGATAAACCCGTTTCTGATTTCAAGAAAATCTACATAGATGCAAAATCAGGGAAAACTCCGTGGGCGCACATCTTCCTACCCTGGTATGTACATCCTCGTAGAAGCGTAGAATGGTATGAGCGAGAGAAAACAGACATCGAAAGCAGAACAAATAGCTTAGATGATCTCTACGAGCAATACCCTTCTACGGATACAGAAGCTCTAAAACCACGCTCTCTAGACAAACGCATCCCATATGAGTGGCTGGAAAATGTATATGTGGAGGAAGAAGGCGATGATCAGGTAGGTCTTACGGGTCTAACCGTCTTCACAAAGCCTCAAGATAAGCGGATGTACGTCATAGGATGTGATCCAGCAGAGGGAAATCCCAATAGTGATGAGTCTTCTATGACTGTTTTAGATCTTGATACGGGTGAAGAAGTGGCTGTGTTGGCCGGATTGCTACAACCGAACACTTTTGCAGACTACATTGAGAAGCTCGCAGGGTATTATAATGAAGCTTCGGTGCTGGTAGAGCGTAATAATCACGGTCATGCGGTGCTGCTAAAGCTATTGGAAGATGGTTTTGAAGGCACTTTGAATGGATTTGACGGCCGTCCTGGGTGGCATAACACCACGAAAGGGAAGGCTTTGCTCTACACTCATTGCACGAAGGTCATACAAGAAAAGGATGTAATCATACATTCCTTTCTAACCTATCAGCAACTCGCTTCTATCGTCGGTAGCACGCTAAAAGCTCCGGAGCATGAGCACGATGATAGGGCTGTGAGCTTCGCACTTGCTCAATGCGCTCGTTTGATTTTGATGGGCGGAGATGTGATGATGCTTTCTGCCGCTGTTCAAGGTCGAGGAGCTGCTGTAGAGCAATCTGCGAGAGAGCTAGAACCTGCTGCCGGAAGCATTACGCTTCGCGGTAGAGGTAGATCTTCCTATGTAAGAACTGTAAAAATCATGAGAACATCTACGAGAGCTGTAAATGAGAGCACAGGATCTTTGGCATAGATTTACAGAAATCTTTGATGACGTTTCTAGGGATCTAGGACGTAGTATTAGTCTTGTTTTCAGGCGAAGCAAGTCTATTTCGCGTACTCCTACCTACTCTTGGGGCCGTAGTGATTACAATTTTTGGACAAGAGCTTATTATTGTAAAGTAGTAGGTCTGGAAGTATCTGGACTTTTTATCCGGCCCATTGTCCATAAGATCCCAGCTTGGGTTCTAGGCAACCTTCCTACCTTTATTATGAAAGGTAAGACGTCTCAGAAGAGACTGGAAGACTGGTTTGCCGCACACCATGAGGATATACTTCGCGCTTTCGAGGGTAGTCTGAAGCACGGAGATGCCTTCTTCGTCATCAATAGTGATCTATCAATCACCCTTGTTCCTCCTGATACGGTAGATCCTATTGTTGACGAGAATGATTACGGCAAACAAGTAGGATGGAGAATCAGGCAGGTCTTCCCACACCCCGATGACGGTAGCAGAAAGATGATTGTGACGGATGAATACTTCGTTGATCGTAGAATTCATACGGAAGAATTTTCAGATAATCGTGTTGTGCGTAGTGTCTTTCCTAATCTTATTGGCGTTATACCTGTCATCCACGTAGCTAATCATCCAGGGGAAGGCGAGCAGTTTGGGCATCCTGAAGCTGAAGCTCTCTTAGATTTGTTCCATCGCTACGGGCAAATCTTAGAGGCTTCGGTGGAAGGTAACATCTTGCAAGGACGCCCCACTCCCGTTATCTCCTTTCAGACGGTGCAAGATCTTAATGCTTTCTGGCGTCGGTACGGATCAAAGAGCGGAACTACTCTGCCGGACGGCACAACATCCTCGAGCGAAAGCATCGCCATCGATATGTCAGATGTGCTGACACTATCAGGAGCTAACTTCTCTTACGAAAGTCCAGGAAGCTTCGCAACAGATGCCGTGACAATTTTGGGATTGCTCTTCTATCTCATTATCGAGCATCTAGAAGTTCCTGAGTTCGTGTTCGGTAATGCAATTGAGGGAAGTAAGGCATCAGCAGAAACGCAGATGCCAGTCTTCGAGGTCTTTATTACCGCGCGTCAGAAGGCTTGCACACCCTGGCTCCTAGAAACCGTTAAGGTATTTAGAGGATATGATTCAGTTGTAAATGTAGGAACTGAAAAAGACAGTCCTCTTTTACAGTGGAAGAAGCTAACGCAAAACGGCAGAATGGTGTTGGATACCGTGAAGTGGGCCTACACGGAAGGATTGCTAGACGAGAAGACTTCCCTCCTCTTGTTGCCGTTAGAGATAGCCGATCCAGCAGGTGTTCTGAAGCAAGCTAAGAAAGATGCGGAAGTTCGAAAAGCTCAGGAACTGGTTAATGCTGAAAATCAACTCAAGATGCAAGTAGCGAATACACCTGCTCCAGAGCCTAAAGCTGGAACACCTAAAGCCCTTTCCCAAGCTAGGGAGATGGATGACTCGCTTAAAGAAGAAATAGAATCATTAGATATTTAAGGAGATAGCAATGACAGTTTCTAAAGAGAATTACCGTTTGGAAAGTAGATTGGTGGATATCCAAAACAAGTTGGGTGAGATAGCCGCCAAGCTAGACGCTCATCTGAAGCCTGAGGAAGCGAAGGCTGTGAAGCTCCCGCCGAAAGAAAAGGCGTTGGAAGGGCCATCTTCTACGCCTTACACGATAAAGCCACAGCAGAATCCTGAGAGCACGATTACTCCGCCCGTTGTCTTGCCGGAAGGACAAACTGTTCCGCAAGCAATCGAGGAAGGGATGCAGGAACGTCAAGCGGCTGATACGATCCCCGCTCCCAAGACTCCGCAGGGTACGCTGGAGCCGGAGAAGCCAGGTGATCCTTTGAAGCCAGCAGCTCCAGCTCAGAGAGCTCCAGCTCCTAAGACGCCTGACGAGCCGATGCAGTAAGAAAGAAGCTATTATGACAGAAGATATTCACGAACCATTCAGCGGTCAGTTCCACGATACTCTAATCATATCAGAGTTTCAAGGGAACTTTCCCGAGATCCCCATCTACAAAGATGTAGATCTTAAGGAACTCACGGGTGGGGAAGAGAAGCCAGTCTTCGTAACCTTACCAATTGGTAAGGCTGGAGCTGTATCAGGCAATCGTAAATTTTACGATGAAGCCTTCATCCAGGAGCTGGAGAAGCAAGTCAAGCAAGATAAGCCCATAGGATTGATGGGGCATCTATCTTCTGATGAACGTTCTTTTGCCTTCCCTGCCGAAGCTGTGCATTGGATCGGTACGATGCGGGTGAATGAGTATCTTCTGGGAAAAGGCTATCTTCCCAACGGTGAAAGTCGCACTCGTCTTCAACGCTACAAAGCTACCAACAAGAAGATAGCTACTTCAATCGATGCTAGGGGAGAGGGCATCTGGGACGAGCAGCGGCAAGCTCTCCGCATGTTGTCAGAAACTCTGAAGCTCAATCAAATCGACATCGCTCCTGCAGATCGTGCAGGTATTTCAGATCTTTCTGCTGTGCCGCTGCTCACGCAGGAGATGGCTCAGCAAAATGGAATCATTGTTGTAAGACCTATAATCAAGGAGAAGAAAATGGAAAAGGATGAAGTAATCAAGGAACTGAAAAGTTCAGATGCTTCTGCTTTGCCGGAAGAAGTTCGCACGGCAATCATCCAAGAGTATGCAGCAGATATTAAGAAATCTCTTGGTCTTGACGGCGATATCGTAGAAGCCATCAAGAAGATGCGAGATCGTGATACGCAACGAGAGCAAGATGCTGTCACGGCACACATCAAGGAAATCGCAACCACTGGCGATAAAGCTATCAAGTTGGAAGATATCCGCGAGATGGTGATTGATCTTGTGGAAGCTCGTCAGCCCAAGAATGTAGCAGAAGTAGATACCATCTACGCTGAGATCCTGGAGAAGGATTCAGTGAAGAAAGCTCTTCAGCGTTCTGTGCAGGAAACAATGGGGCCAAATCAAACAACTCCATTCCAGAAACAAACTTCGCAGAAGGTTGGAACAAATGGTATGAAGGGCAATTGGTTTGTTGTTCCGGAAGTCAAGGAATAAGGAGATAGATAATGGCTAGTGGAGACAAGACTTACTTCGACAATGATGGGAACTCTGTAAATGTTACCCTCACCGCTGTAGTTGCGAAAGATAAGCTCGTTGTGGTGCAGGGATGGGTAGGAGTTGCAGCGTCAGATGGTGCAATCGGTGAAACTATTGCTATCACCTGCGATGATCGTGCCTATCAGTTCACCGTTCCGGCAGGGTTGGCCGTTGCGAAGGGTGCTATCGTGTATCTGACGTTAGCTACCGTGACGGGACATTATCCTGATGATGGTGCGTATGTTCTAGCTCCTGCTGCCGGAACCATTGCGCTCTTCAAAGCTATGGAAGCAAAAGATGCGAACAATGTAGTAGTCGGGAAGATGCTGGCTTCTAACGCTTTGGCTTCCTAGTTAATCTCAATTACTGAATCTTATTAAGAGGAGAGCGAAGATGACAATAAAGTATTTGGGAGTTAGTGCGAATCCTGAACCGCCATATATGCAATTTGCGCCAGGATTTGATATGGCGAAGAGCTTGAAGGAAGTGCGAGTTGGTGGTCAATCCGTTCTAGAATTCATCGGGTCTGATGATTTTAGCTCTGATTGGTATACTCGCATTCGTTATGAAGTAGATGCTGGCCGTGTCCGTGTTCCCACGCTCTATGAGCCAATCTATGATATCATCACAGATGCTTCCCTGCCAGAAACCCAAACCATCAAGAATTGGGGGCCAGGAGGATTCGTCTTCGAAGAAGTCTTCGAAGGTGGTGAAGTCAAGTTCGGACATGTGGTTTCGGCACAGGCATCTGTATCACAGCGTCAGTTTGGTGTAGGTTTGGAATACACCAAGAAGCTGATGATGTTTAATCAGCTCTGGCAGATTGCTCGTATCGAGCGTGCAGTTGGTGAAGCTCACAACGCGCTTCTGAACCATCTGCATCTCTCACCAATCCTGACCTTTGCCTATGCTGCGGCAAATCAGACGGCTGCTGTGACATCTGGTGTAACCACTACTGAAGATTGGTTCCTGACTCTGGAATCTGCAATTGTATCAGCAATGACAGATACAACCAATCCTCGCAATGGCCCATATGTCTTGCTGTGCCATCCTGCTCAGATGTTCATGGTTCAGCGTGCGCTTTCACGTGTTCCTCAGGAAGGATTTGCGCTAGATTCTAGTGCTTTGCAATCTATTTCTGCCGTGATCGCTTACACTGGCTGGACAGGGATTCGCGGTAAGAAAACCGTGACATATCCTGGCGTTACACTCGGCAAGGGCTATCTCATCAACACTGGCTTCAAGAGTGATGATTTCCTTAGCTTGGTGAAGCAACCGCTGGAATCGGCACAAGGTAATGCGGATATTAGCCGCTTCATTATGGATCAGATCGTGTGGGATGTGTGGCTCGGGATCTATGCTAACGTTATCCGCTCGGTTGAAGAAATTACTTGGCCGTAGGAAGAGAGTAGCTCATGGCTACACTTGTTGAGCAGCAAAGATTACGGATGGACTTAGGATTCCAACCAGATGATACTCTAAGTCTATCCGATGCCACGATAGATGCTATCTTTGTAGAAGCGGGAGAGAGGTATGAAGATCCTGCTTCTACGCTGATCGCAACTCGCGTGATATCTTTGCGTAGATTGCTGATGCAAGCTGCGAATGAAGTAGATTACACGCAGAACAATACATCTGAAAAAGCATCTCAACGTTATGATCATCTAACTAAAGAATACGATAGATGGTTTAGATTGCTACGTGATGCTGAGGAGTTGGTTGCCGGAGGAGCTGTTCGTAGCGGCAAGCCGATGAGAGTCCCACCCAGAGTTCGTGAATATCCAGAGGGATTCGCATGGTAACACTTCCTAGCTTTATCAGTGGAATCCTGAGGAGTGCGAGAGAGCGGGAATTAGTGGAGGATAATCGGGCGTCAGAAGCATGGCGCAGGATTAATCTTAAACCATATTCTGCAGTCTTCTCGACTCCTGCTGGGACTTTGCTGCCGTCACAGACCGTAAGATTGGAAAGTGATAACAGTTCATTGCTCTTGGGGAGTACGGCAGGGACAGCCCCAGTCAGAAGAGTTATTATCTACGGTATTATAAATCATATAACTTTACCTGATACAGATATGAAGGAAGGCTATACATTCATCTTCAGCAATGATGAATATCGCTGTACAGATATCATCGTAACTTTGGGGGAAATCCAAGGAATCTGGGAGAGCTCTGGATGAGGAAAGCCTTCTGTACTTTTGGGGTTGGGCCGTATGCTGAAGTTTTAGATGTAGCACGTCCTACCTTTGAGAAGTATTGCGATCTTCACGGGTATCAATACTTTGAGCAATATCCCCGCATCATGGGTAAGTTAGAACGTCCTCCGGCATGGGGGAAAGTATACATGATGATGGAATTGTTGGAAGATTACGATGTAGTCTTATGGATAGATTGTGATGTACTTATTTTGAAATTCGATATAGATATAGATGACTGTGTGCCGTTAGAAGATATCCAAGCAATTGTGAAGCATCAATCTGGTGAAGCGCAAATTCCCTCCACTGGCTTTTGGTATGCAAGACATGAGATGATACCATATCTAGAGAAGATATGGAGTATGGAGAAATTCATACATCATCAATGGTGGGAGCAGGGAGCTTTTCAGAATTTATTGGGATATGACCAAGATCTAGCTTATCTTCTCGCTCGTCCGAGGAGAGTACGGGAAACAGAGCTATATCATAAAACTTATATCCTAAGCGAAGAGTGGAATAGTGTAGACAATGAGAATCTAAATAGCGAAGCTAGAGTCATGCACTTCCCTTCGCATGATGCTCATTTAAGAGCTAATCTAATGCGAAAATGGTTAGCGCATGAAGAAGACAAATCCTCTGGAAAATGTATGCAAGTTAAGAAGGATATGGATAATGATGAACAGCGAAACCCTGGGACAGATAATGGAATCGGAGAATTTGGATCTCGTGAAGCAGAAGATCCAGGACAAGTACGGCTTCACGCCAACTGATGAATACGTCGCTGATTTTATTGCGTTTGTTCAAGAAATAATTGCTGGAGAAGAAGATGAATCCAGTTTCGATGGAAGCGATGAACCTGACGTATCTGCAAAATGATGTTCCGCTTACGGCACAGGCATCAGGTGGAATCTTCGCCTATACAGCTTTGGGCCGTCAGGGAATTATGCGAGATACACATCCTTCTTCATATGATGCGACAGGTTATGTAAAGCCCCTCATCGTATTGAAGGCAAGAGCTCCTGTCGCATTGCCTGACATCTTCGACGAGAAGGAAAAGATCGTATCTCAAAGTCAGGTAGTTGAATTCTGGATGTATCAGTGGGTAGGATATGATATCATAGAGATCATGGGGAATCATCTTCACCGCCTATTGCAAGGTCATAAGTTTGACGGCTACTATCCTGTGATGTGGGATATGGTGACTGGCCCCATGATTGATGGGGGATCTCTGAAAGGTGCATCTGTAGTTAGACGGGATTATTACTTCAAGAATATCTTGGTTGCCGTATGATCATCAATTGGATTGGCTTCTATCAGCAATACGGTGGATATGGTAGGTTCTCTTCGCGCATGGTGAAAGCTCTTCAGAACTTTGGCGTTGAAGTTAAATCTATGACCATCGATGATCTGGATAGACCAGATTGGATGTTACGGCAACGAAATATAGACTGGGATAATCTCACCATCACCTGCACACAGCCAAGAGGTGTGTTACGTGTTCCCGGAAGACACTGGCTATTTACGATGTGTGAAGGTGAATTACTTTCCAAGTATTGCATGGATATCATACATAAATCAGGTGTTGAGCGTGTTATTGTACCATGCGAGCATAATAGGAAGGTCTTTCTAGATAGCGGGTTGAAGATCCCTATATCTGTTGTGCCGCTAGGTACAGATCCAGATGAGTTCCCATTTATCCAACGTGAGATAGGTGACCCCTACACGTTTCTGACTATTGCAGATAGAGGCAATCGTAAAGGTTGGATGGAGGTATTTGATGCCTTCTATCTAGCTTTCGGCGGCAAGACTAACGGCCAACAGAATGTAAGATTGATTATTAAAATGCTTCCCAAAGGTAATCCTCTTATAAATCTGGTCTTAGATAAAGGTATAGAATTAGATGCCAGAATCATATACGATACAAACAAATATGATGACATGGCAAATCTTTATTCTCAAGCTGATTGTGTGGTGTTGCCGTCTCGGAGCGAGGGTTGGGGGATGCCTCATCGCGAAGCTGCGATGATGGGGATTCCGGTGATCACGCAGAAGTATGCTGGCACGGATGACGGGCATACTGAGAAGTGGGCTATCGTTTTGCCGGATGGCCGTATGGAAAAGATTCCGAAGAACGGCAGAACGGGTGGAAGTGGAAATTGGATGATAGCTAATCCTAAGAGAATTGCAGAGGAGATGTTACATTGCTTCTTAGATCCTTGGAGTGCGAATATCTTAGGATCTAAAGCGTCTCTATGGCTTTCTACCAATCAAACTTGGATGACTAGTGCTGCCGGACTCATTGAATTGATAGCAGAGGAAGTAGGTGAGTATGGGTTTACGATGGAGCGTTCCTCTGGAAGACGCCTTCCGGACAATGGCGCGAACATATACGCAGACGGTAGCAACGACTGGCAATCGTATAGCCGCTAGTATGGCTCCAGAGATAGAGCAATGGATGAAGGATAACGCTCCGTGGACGGACGATACAACGGATGCTCGTCAAGGTCTTAACGTCACGGTAGAGCGTGCTGAACGTGCCATTGGAGATCTTCGCATAGCCCACAGGGAAGATCTTGCATATCCTATATATTTAGAGCGGGATTATCAGGGTAGGTTTGAAATCATAAGACCTACGTTAGATCATTGGGGACCAAGATTTGCTAGATCTTTGCAGAACATTGCGAATTTGAAGCTCATTACTATTGTAGAATAATCAGGAGAGAATCATGCCTTTTGATCAGGGAAGTCCACAGTTTGGTATCAATGATGCTAAAATCGCAACTTGGGTTGCGCCAGTCGCAGCGGGGCCATCAACTTACACTCCAGTAGGTGGCTCAGATATTATGTCCATTCAGATGGGACAAGTTACGATGGAACTTGTCACCGCTGTCCTGACCGGAGATGATCGTCAGACGGCTGTATCTGCTTCCGCTATTGGCGGTACAATCCAGATGAGATGGGGTGGTTTGAATCTTACCACATTAGCTCTCCTCACAGGTACAACCATCGGTTCTATTTCTAGCGTCAAACAAGTACAGATTACGGGTGGCTTGAAGATGCCATATATCGGTATCATCATGAAAGCCCTATCATCTGAAGTTGGTGATACCTGGCTCTGGATTCCCAAAGCTAAGATCACTTCTGGCTTCACGCTGGCGCAGATGGAATACGGTGCTTTCACAATTCCGGAAGTTACCATGCAAATTGTAGATGATGCTTCTTACGGTGCTATCAATGTTGTAACGCATCCGACAGAAGTGCAGATCACCGCTTTCCCACCATTGCTGACAGCCCCTCCGCTGACTTAGGAATAGAGAATTGAAAATCATGGACAGACTACCCGTCACCAAAGGTTCAGAATGGCGTCGTAACCGTGAAGA